AGACAGTGCAAACACGCATCAGCCGCCTTTACGATCAGGTGCAGGAAATGCTCAAAAAGCACTATATCGACACCGACATCGTAGAAGAACTGGCACAAGAAATTGCAGACGCGAGCGAAGAATGAACTTTCTTGAAATCACAGGCGCCGCCGCGTGCGCCATCGCAACACTCGCGGCAGGTTGGATTTTTCTTGTTCTGTTGTTCAGTATTTAACGGAGGATTTATGGCTATAAATTTACAGGCAATTAGTCGCAATACCACGTTGCAACCGCCGCGCATCATGGTCTACGGCCCGCATGGGTTGGGCAAAACCACGTTCGGCGCCAGCGCCCCCAACCCCATCTTCATCCTGACAGAGGACGGGCTTGGCCGCTTGGAAGCGGATCACTTCCCGTTGGCAACCAAATTTTCAGATGTTCAGGAATCCTTAAGAGCTTTGCAAGGCGAGCACAACTTCCAGACGGTCGTGATCGACAGCTTGGATTGGCTGGACAACTTGATATGGGAGAAAATCAATTCGCAATACGAGGCAAAAGACCTTGCATACGGCAAAGGCAGCGTGATCGCCGCCGACCTTTGGCGCAAGGTGCTCGAGGATCTCACCGCCTTGCGCGCTAAAGGCATGGCCAGCATTCTGCTGGCGCACTGCGAGATCAAGCGTTTCGACAGCCCTGAAGTGGAGCCTTACGAAAGGTATCAACCCAAATTACAGGCGCGTAGCAGTGCGCTTGTTCAAGAATGGTGTGACATTGTAGGATTTGCCAATTACAAAACCATCGTCAAATCCAGCGATGTAGGCTTCAACAACAAAGTCAGCCGCGGCATCAGCACTGGAGAGCGCCTGCTCTACACCAGCGAGAAGCCGGCCTACCTTGCAAAAAACCGCTACAGCTTGCCCGAATCACTGCCGTTGGAATGGTCAACTCTGGCAGACGCAATGATGACCACCGAAGCACCAGCAGTAAAAACAACCCAACCTAAAGGAAAATAACATGGCCGCACTCAATTTCAATGCCGCAGAAGTAGAACCGCAACAGTCGTTTGACGCCCTGCCGCCGGGGCGTTACGAGGTGATCATCTCGGAATCGGAGATGAAGGACACCAAAGCCGGGACCGGCCAATACCTGCAGCTCACGTTTGACGTAATCGGCGGGCAGCACAACGGGCGCAAACTCTGGTCGCGCCTAAACCTGGTCAACCCTAACCAGACGGCAGTCGGCATCGCCGAGCGCGAGTTAAGCGCAATCTGTCACTGCGTCGGCATCATCACGCCAGCAGACAGCGAGGAGCTGCACGACCGGCCGTTGATTGTTGATGTCATTCAGGAGCTCAATCCGATGTCAGGCCAGCAAACCAACCGCATCAAGGGTTACGCACAGGCAGACGGATCGCCTGCGGCAAGCAAACCGGCGCCGAAAGCCAAACCCGCCGCACCGGCAGGCTTTGCTGCTGGCAAGGTTCCGGCAGCGGCACCGTGGGCAGCTCGTAAGTAAACTAACCCGCTGGGGCGGCAACGCCCCGGCGTCATCTCGGAGGATGTATGGAACTGCCAGAACCGCAAAACAGCACCAGAAAAGCAATATTTGAGCACTACGAAAAGACCGCCGATCGGCATGGCCGGCCGCACCTCGGCGCCAGCGAGATCGGCCACGAATGCGACAGGCACCTGTGGCTTAGTTTCAGATGGGCAAAGCCGGCCGACTTCGATGGCCGGATGCTGCGCCTGTTTGACAGCGGCAACCACCAGGAACCGCGCCTGATTGCCGACTTGAGAAACATCGGTGTCGAGGTGTGGGATAAGGATCAGGACGGCAACCAGTGGCGCTACAAGGCCGCTGGCGGGCATTTCGCCGGTAGTCTCGACGGCGTTGGGCTGGGCTTGCCTGAAGCGCCAAAGACGCCGCATTTGTTGGAATTTAAGACCGCAAATGCTAAGTCGTTTGCGACGATGGTAAAAAAAGGCGTAAAGGAGTCCAAACCGCAGCATTACGTGCAAATGCAAGTATACATGGGCTGGGCTGGCCTAACGCGTGCCATGTATCTGATGGTCAACAAGGACACCGACGAGATCCACGCCGAGCGCATCGAATTCGACCAGGACGCATTCAACCGGGCTCTCCAGCGTGCCGAGCGCATCATTACAAGCCCTGAGCCTGCGGTCACGATTGCTGACAGCGCAGCTGGTTTTACCTGCAAATTTTGCCGGTTCAAAGATCAGTGTTACGAAACAGAAGCGCCAGCCGTGAGCTGCCGGACATGCGCGCATTCGACCCCGGAGATGGATGGGGACGGCCGCTGGTCATGCGCGCAAGGCAAACCGGACATGGACGTAGCCGCCCAGCGCGCCGGCTGCGGAGAGCACCGGCATATTCCTACTTTGCTGGGGCGGTTCGCGGAGCTGATGGACGCCAGCGCTAACAACCTGCTTACCTATAAACACAAGCTGACCGGCGCCGAGTTCCAGCAACCGGTTTACAGCAGTCAGGACATTACCAACCTGGCCGACAAAACCATGCTTGGGGACGCCGGGCTGACCAGCATCAAGACAGAATTCGACTGTGCCATAAAAGCCCCGGCAGTTGATCCGTTTGCAGACATGATTGACGATTTACCCTGGGAGAAAGCCGCCACAGCTAAACGCGTTAAAAAGGTGACGAAATGAGAATTCAAACGGCAGTCATATCAACCAAAGAATTGCAAGACGCCTTGCGGATCTATTGCTCTGACAAAGCTGGCATTCCTGACATTGTGATTATCAAAAGTTACGCCAAAAAAATTGTCGTGAGCTTAGACCCCAGCGGCAGGGTCTCGGCAGATGAATTTACTCATGATGCGACGGATGAATAAAATGGCAAAAACATTATGGGTTGTTGAAGTTTTCCACGATGGATGCTGGTATCCCGTAGTCAATCCTAAATTCAGCCGGGAAGGTGGCCGCACAGCATTGAAGATCTGGCGCCAGAATGGATCTCGGAACAAATATCGACTGGTTCAATACGGGAGGATCGAAAAATGAAAACAGATTTACCGGAGGAGCAGGACAACGACAACTGCCCGCTGTGCGGCAACGACACGCTGGATATGGGTTACGGCCTAGCCGGTGGCGGCATTGGCGTTTACTATTTTTGCAAAACGGATAAGTGCAGCTATTTTCATAAAACTCAAGACGGAGAAGAAAAATGAGCAGCAACGCATTTGATTTTGGAAGGCATTATATTTGGATGATTGAAATTGAACGCAATGGAAAATGGACGTCAATACATGTCGGCTCTTTCAGTCGTGCGCGAGGCAGAATCGAACTAAAACTTTATAAAAGGGATATGCCCCAACAAAAATTTCGTTTAATTGAATACCAATTTGAAAGGGTTGAAAAATGAGCAGCAACGCATTTAACCAGCTTGACCGCGAATATACCGAGCGCGAGGATTATCTAGCTAACCGCGCAGAGGAGCGCAAGACGATCAATCCCTGCCCGTTCTGCGGCCACGATGACATCGAGGTTGACGAGATCGAGATCGGCATCATTGCGATTTGCTGCCCGGAGTGCCTGACGATCGGACCGCACCAGGACGGTATGCAGTCTGTTGAGCTGGCCATCGAAAAATGGAACCGCAGAAAATGACGCTGACCCAGTTTAAGGTGGTCTTGGAGAAGTTTATGTTGGCAAGAGGCAGGTATATGAACTCACCCACCAGCACGACCGCAAAAAAATGGAAAGATGCCGATCTGGAATTGGCATTGGCCTACAGCAAATATATGGAGACACGGAAATGATTCAAACAAACGACGAAAAGGTAGCAGCCGCTATCGCCTACTTGCGTTCGCGTGGCAAGTATCTTCTCGATGGGTGCGTGTGGGTGCCGACGCCTGCCGGTCAAACTGATGTGCGGCAGACAATCGCACAGTATCGGGAGGCGGTGAAATGAAAGCCATTGTGCTAGCGATTGCATTTTGCTCAACGCTCTCCTTTGTTGTCGGTGTGGTCAATGGCACGATAGCGGCAAATAAAATCGGGGCGGTAAAGGAGTGCGGGAAATGAGCGCAAGCTATGAATTCACCGGCCCATTGCACGTTGTATGTAAATGCCACGCATGTGAAGGAGGAAGGGAAATGAGCGACGAATTTAAAATTGCAGCGGTATCGTATCGGGCGTTGCATTTAAAGTATTGCGTTCTGGAAGGAGAGATGCTGGTGCTGAAAGACCAGCTAACGTGTGCGCTGCTTCAAGCGCGGGAGAATTCGGAGACTGCAAATGAGTGTAAATTAAGAATGGAAGATTTAGAAGCCAAACTCAAGGAGAAGAACACATGAGCAGGGATAAAGAGTACGAAGAATATTGCCTAAAAGCCAATATTGAAAACCGCAACACAAACCCGTTAGGTTCTTCGGTTCCACCGCAACAGCAAAAAAACTACTACCAAAACGTAGCCCAAAGGGAAGATATGCGACCACAACAGGCACCAAGCCCGATTAAGACTGCTATGGAGTTGCTCGAATCACGAGTCAGCCATCTGCAAGACGTAACCGGGCGGCTGATTATTTCGTTGCAGCCTGTCACTCGAAACACGGACGATAGCTATCCTGCTGAAACCTGCAAGGTTGTAGAGGGCAATTCGACGTTGAACATTGACATCAATGCGCTGGCTACGCGAGTCGGGGCTATCGCAGTATTACTACAGTTGCAGGTAGACAGGCTGGAGGTGTGAGATGAGTGAGAAATACAAAAACATTGAAAAAGTAAAGCAATTAGATTTTGACCACCTTGACATGCTGGTGAGCGAGCGCATCGGTGCGCTTAAACTTTTAGCGCAGAGCATGACTGAATCAGATGTGCATGACGCCATTTGCCGCGACCTGATATTGCCCTGCGTCTACTTGTTGGCGCAGTTTCTTGAATCCGTGAAGATTGAGGATAAGGAATGACACTGTTAGGAGAAACACCCTACACGCCTTGTTACGTTCGCAACGAGTTTCTGTTTGACGAACAAAAAGGGTTTGGTGAATTTACGCCAGCCATTGCGTTTGCGTTTCGTGCTGAACCAGCAAGAGTGCCGATGTTTCAGGTCATGCTTGAGTCAGGAGCGCAGTGGGCAAGAGTGCCGATCCATATGCTTTGCAGTAAACCCTGCGAGCCGTTGCCAATTGAGCAAGCGTGCTGGTGGGATAGCTACGGGTATGATTTCTCCGTAGTGGCGCTGCCGTTCCTCAAGAACCATTCCGTAACTGCACTAGGCCGTGACAAGGTTATACGTAAAGGCAATTATCTTTTTACAATTGACTGGATGAAAACCGGCTGGAGCGAGGTAGCGCATCAGCACAAAAACCATCACATTATTGCGCTGGAATCAGGGCCGTGGATTGCATACCCAAACAATCGGCTGGTCTGGCACGATGAATCGTGGATTGCACCAAATCCTAACAAGGAGTGGCAAACGCCGACACGCGATTATTTTGTTGAAGGATTAGGGTATAAAAAACCGACGCCCTGACCGCGGCGGCACGCATTGTATGTGCGTCCACGATTCTGTGTATTCCGGCGCTTCAAGCCACAATTCCAATTGCTCCAGCAGCCCGATATTTTGCCTGCAGAACGCGTTTAGGAGCCCGTCATCGTCTTCTACGTCGATGGCCTGCCCGGTCATATGCCGGGAGCGCATAGCGCCGCCAGCAGCGTGGTTTACAGCCGCTGGCCGCCAGCCTGACCGCAACCCGCGATCTTCGCCAAAGGCTGCAATTAACTGATTTGCCCGCCCGCAGATAATCTCGGCGTTTGCCCGGATCTCGTCGGTCAGTTCTTGCTCATGCCCGGCTAAGTGCTGGCTTAGATACTCGTCGACCGTGATCATTTAAGTGGAAAATTGCCACCCACAGGGTTGAGCGCGCCGGGCGGTGCTGCGCTAAACGATTCTGTGCCGACCGGGACATGATCTCCAGACCACGGGCTTTCATTGATCGGACCGTAGCAGGAGGCTAGCTTCACGCCGTTCACTGGTTTAGCCTGGATTTTGCAACTGAAGCTCCACATGTTGCTCATGCCGGATTCTTTGGTCGTGACAAATTTGGTAACAACCATCGGCGTAACCGCCCAATCCGGCGCTTGGGGGTAGCTGGTAACGGTTGAGAACAACGACCAGACTTTACCCGGCGCGGCCTTGCAGGAGCCGTTCATCAGCGACAGGTCGGCAATGCCTTTGCCGGTCAGGATCGGACAGACCGCCACGCCCTCGGCAAATACTTTGCGGTTGACGATAATCGACTTGCCGGTTGGCGTGGTGCTGGATGCCGCGCACAAGGCAAACTGACCGTTACAGATAGCCAAATCCATCGCCTGCGCTGACCCCACAAACATTGCAAAAACTAACAAATATTTCATCGGTGTCCTTCCACATTTTTAATTTTCTCAACCGAGCGCATGGCGCCAAGTCCCAACATGCCCATCAGAATCTGCATTGTCAGGTCGGTGTCTATGACCGGAAAATCGCCCGTATAGCCAAACCAGACTTTGGCCGCAAACCGGGCAAACGGCTCGACCAGCGCAGCGTAGGCCAGCCCGGCGCCGCACACCCATCCGATACCTGGCCGCCAACCGGCAACAAACCAGTTGGTAGATTTAGCTTCTTCAATATTTGTTTGAATCTGGAGTTTTGCCAGATCAGTTTCTGCGGCAAGCTGCGCCAATTCCCCGTTCTGCTGCATACGGGCAAGCTCTAACGCCGCCGCGGCCTTTTGTGCCGGATCGGGCCATAGCCGGTCTATTAGACCTTTGCCTAAATCGAAGATGCCGGACAGCAGCAGCGGATTCATTTGTCGGCTTTAGCTTCCAGCTTCTCAAATATCTTTGCCAGCATCGCTTTTATGTCGCGTATGTCCTCGCGGTAGTCACTACGGATAACATACTCTCGCGGCAAATCTTCGCGCAACTTTGCAAGATCGGCCTTGAGTTCCTTGACCGCAGACCACAGCTCACGCGCAAACCAGCCGAGAACGGTAAAGCCGCCAGCGAGTAGACCGTTTATTAGGTGCTGGTTTTCCATCACGCCTCAACCCATGCTTTTGCATCCTCGTCCCACGCATATCTCTTTCCATCGGTCGGCATCGGCACAGGCGCTTCCCACTGGCAAGACTGCTCATTCAGAACCCACGACGGAAACGGTTGCGGAGCGATAAACGCGTCCCGCACTGCGTCGTAAGCGTAGCCAATCCCGGCGTAGTTCTTGCGGATGTTGCCGTTGTAGCTGGTCTGCTTCCAATCACCGCCAAGTAGCCGTTCACAAAACGCAGCGCCGATATGCTCCAGTTCAACGCCTTCAGCGTTTGCCGTGTCTGCGTTACCAACAACGATAACCTGCGTTACCAGACCGTTTTCAATTTTTGCAAAATGTGCCATTAGAAAGTTATCGAGCCGGAACCCGTCCAGTTATAAACCCTATACCCGCCAGATACGGTGATTGTCGGAGAA